GTTTAGTTCTACCACGGCGTTGGCACATCGGGTCAGGACGGCGAACGGAAGTTCTCGAACCTTGTCGCGGTCAGCATCCGAGAACAACGGCGCACCGTGCTCATCGCACACGCCCGCCAGGCACATCGCCACTAAGCCATCTACCGGATTCTCGTCAGCGATGTCCCCCAGCGCCATGGCCTCGCTTGCGTTCAAGGCACGGACGTACACATGGTCCGCCCCCTTCACCGCCACAGTCGGCAGCGGTACTTTCTTCACTTTGCGTTTTCTCAGTAGTTGCTGTTTCGTCAAACTGCCCATGTCTCGCTCCCGTCACATTGCCATCATTGCTCTAACTTCTGCCGTCTGCCACCCTGGCAAACGGGAATGGTCGTATACATCACGATCCGCATCGCTGTGCGGTTGCGCCAATCGGAATCGGTAGACGCCTTTGCAGTGGCCGTCATCGCTTTTGTTCCCGTCGAACCCCAGGAACACGAGGCCGCAAGGTTCCCAGTCGACGTGCCGAATCGTCAGCGCGCAGGCATTCAATGTTCCGCGCTTGCGGAGCGCGTCCTGCAACGCCCTGAAGCCTATCTCTACGGGTTGGTCTACGAAGTCGGGCACGTCTTACTCCTACACCACCGTCAGCGCCGAATTCAACTGAAACGTGAACGAACATGTTTCCACATCTTCAAGCGGAATGTTTGCGCTGAAGCTGGTGAGGATCGCAGCCGTCCACGTCCAAACGCTCGTCGAGCCGGTCACCACTTCTATGTCGTCCGTAGTCCCCATCAGGGTCTCGGGGTCGATGTCGCTCTTCAGGTATCCCTCAACGGTGAGCGTACCGGGTTCCAATAAGTCACCCGCCAACTTCGTGCGTAATGGCGTCGTGGCCAAATGCGACGTGTCAACAATCGTCGCCTCGGGACCATCGATGCTGATGCTCGTGATCTCGATAACAAGCGAGGGCGCGGGCTGATTGAACTTGAAAGTCGCGCCTGTCCCGAGTACAGTGTCACCCTTTGCCATGATACGTTTCCTTACGCGGCCACTGTAAGGCCGCCGTTAATCTGCCAGGTGGCCGTGAACGTCTCCACGTCCTCTAGTGGAATGTTGGCACTAAACGATGTCATAATGGCCGCCGCATAGGTCCACGTGTTCGGGGAACCTGTAACGATCACCAGCGAACCACTTGTCCCGACCACGGCGTCAACGTCGATTGTGGACTTGAAGTGACCCTCTGCGGTCACAGTTCCCGGTTCCAACAAGTCACCCGCAAGTTTTTCGCGAAGTACCGTGCTGCCGAGATGGGATTTGTCAACGATCGTCGCCTCGGGACCATCGATGCTGATGCTCGTGATCTCTGCGACGAACCCGGCGAAGGTTAGCGTCGCGCCAGTCCCTACGCTTGTGTCACCAGCCGCCATATCGCTGTCTCCTTAAAGAAAAGGGCCGCACGCATTACGTGCAGCCCCATGAAGGCAGCGACGTTCATGGCATCCTCACCGGTGATCAGCCAGCGTGCCTTGCGAGCCGACGCAAAGCGCGACGGCCCCTATCAACCTGTCAGTTCAATCCGGGTAGCGTCTCCCGATACCAAATAATCGCCTCAAGCAACGCCCGAAACTTCGTTACACGTCCACCGCTTTTCGGGGGACTAAAGTCATCGCGCGGACCGCTGATGAACACGGTCGTGCCCAATGCCGTATGCTTCCCGTGGCCGAGCGTGCCTTGATACTGGTCAAGCGCACTACGCACGGCATCGGCCAAGTCGTCGGCCTCCTCCGGCGTCGAACCCCAACAATCAATTTGGAAAATCGCCCGCTTCAGGCCGGATGGCGCCGACAAGTGCCGAGCGGGCTCACCGCCTATTTGCGTGAACACGATACGCGGCATCTCGGCTTTGGCCCGGGCGATGTTCAGGTACACGCGGCCCTCCGAGCGCGCAGAGGCCGTGACGCTGTGTTCCAGATGCGAGCCTAATGCGGCCTTGATGCTCATGCGGTTTTCGCCAATCGTTTCCATTGGCGCTCGATGCCTTTAGCGGTATCACGACCAATCGTTGCCAACTCACGGTTCTGAACTCGGTTCACCGTGCTGCGTACCGGCGCGTAGGCCGGATGGCGTTCGGGATTATCCAGTGAGCCGTATTCAAGAGCGAAAAGATAGAACGAGTCATCCCCCGGCGCGATGCCCAATTCGCCTCGCCCTGGCCAATCGAACGCGGCCCCAATCCAGCCGCCCCTGCGGGGGATGGCGTGGATCTTCTGGGCAATCCAGGCTGTCAGCGTGCGTCCGGTCCGGACCCCGATTGGAATACCCGAAAACGCTTGGATCACAAACAGCTTGACCCGCTTCGCAGACGCGCGCAAAGCCGGGCGCACAGCCTTGACCTCCGCCTTGTCGGGGAGCTTCGCGAGTGCCCGGGCAAGTTCCTTGTCGCCAATGATGCTGATGTCCACGAAAGAATTAGCCATTTTCTCCACTTTCCCGCTTGACGGGTACGGCAACATGCCGTACACTTATAGTAGAGTAGGGAACCCCGGAAACAGGAGCAAAACGATGAATACGATCCGCAACATCCTGAGACGAGTAACGGTGAACATGGACGCTGCGTCTGCGGAGTACGTCCGCACGACAACTGACGAGCCGTTGCACCTGGCGTTCGTGCCCACGCCCGAAGAGCAAGCCACGGCGAAAGCAGCTAAGCGGGACCGGCGACGTTGCCGCGCGACAGGGCCCGTGCCGTTTGATCTTAGCCTGGACCCCGTCACCCGTGCCCGGACAGAGCCACGGTCTCGACGGGCCGATTACGAGCGTGAGCGTAGACGACGCATGCCCGGTACCGGCAACATGCCCCGCCAGCCTGGCCCGTTGGAGGCCGACTACGATTCGTCGGCCGTCTCGCCAGAGCTGAAAGCGAGCGGACGAATCACTCAGCTTATCTCGAAGATGAAGCCGCTGTATGCGGCCGGCAACCGCGCCGCCTTCGACCTGCTCGTGCCCGAATTCGACTGGTTGGCCAATCTGCTCGAAGATGACAACACTTGGGGCATCACGCTCCGGTTGCAGCTTTTCCCCGATTTTGTTTCTGATGAGGACATGGATCGTGTCTAAAACGAGGAAACCCACCGAATGGTTCAAGCCCGCGCGGCTAGAGACTCGGACGACGGCTATACAGTACAAGGCCTGGGTCGCAGCAGCCAAGCGGGACGGCAGGTCGCTATCCAGTTGGGTGCGATTCGCGCTCGATCGTGCTGCCAGAACGTAGCCCATTATTCCTCGTCCTCGCCCAGGTCCACGCCGCAAAGCAACTCGTCCATCTCGCCGCGCTCGTCTATGTTCCGCACATCGATGACATTGACCTTCCGACCGTCATGCACGAACCAGCAGTCCGGCGTTATCGTCTCGCCGTGTCGCTTGCGAACTTTGTGCGTCAGCGTCGGGCTCAACTGTTTCGCCTCGATTGCCTCACGTCCTCGCAGCGGCTCGATGGAAATCCACGCCTCTTCGACGTCTTCATCGACCGGAATCACCGTGCCGTCATCGTCGTCGGTTTCTACCGTCCGGCGGAACTTCACGAGGTGTCGCAGGCGTCCGGCTCGCATCAGAACTTCCAAATCGGGTCCAGTAACAGCAGATCATTGACCGATTTCGCCATTTCACTGCCCATGGCTCCCACGATGATCGGCTCGCGGTTCTCGTACCAGTTAGCAACGAGCAGGTGTATGGCCTGTATGTACGGCTCGGGAACGTCCGTCCCCGCCGCGCCGTAGCCCGCCACGTAGGTCAGCTCAACGGCATTGAATCGGTCGCGCGTCGATGGCCACGACAGGTTGTACTCCGGCTCGATACGAGCGGGCTCGCTCTTGTAGTCGACGGTAAAGTCCGTGTTCTCGGTCAGCGCCGTAATCGTGTTATCGAGGTCGTAATACTTCAGCGTGGTCACACTCGACAGCGGCGGTAACGGCGGTCGGATGATTGCGGGGAACGCATCGAGGTAGAGAATCCAGGTCGCTTCTATCAATTGCCGATGGCTGACGGCCTCGACGTACTCGCGGGCGAGTCGAATCTGACGTTGGATCAGGGGGTCTTCGCCCGTGTGCTTGACGCGCAGGTGCGCCTTCACATCTTCGAGCAGGACCGGCTCGGCCCCAGGGACAGCGCTTAGTTCGGGGTTCGCCATTAGCCTGCAACCAATTCAATCTGAAATACATCCGTGCCCGTGCCCGTGATGTCGATGTTTTTGTGTGTCGCGTCCACGTCCTCGCCGTTGTTTGGGATGTAGCGAAGCTCTGCGCCACCTGGCATCACTTCGATACTCTCATTGCTCGCATTGTCGGCCCCGAACAAGTTGTAGCCGTTGGCCGCACCCACATCGAAAGTCACGCCCCCGCTATTCGTGGCCGGACACTTGATTTTGACCAACTGGACCTTGAGGCCATCGAAGGTGATCGTTGTACCAGATGGACCGGCCAGACTGGTCAGGTCGAGACTAGCGGACCCGG